AGCAGCAAGTGCTGGTAAAGCTAGAGTGTGTATTGTTTATTCCCAAGGAAGAAACCATACTGACTAATAAATAATTAATGTGGGGCTTCGGCCCCACAAATAATTTTAAGGAGAAAATTAATGAGTACATATCCAGTAGATATTAAATCAACAACAGCTTCATCTGTAGCAGTTCACAATGCAGCTGGCACAGGAGCACCAGGCAGAGCTTTAGGTCTTTATGTATCTAAAGAAGGTGGCCAAGCCGCAACTACAGTTAAGATAAAAGATAATACGACTGTGTTAGCTGAATTTTTAATTCCAGCTACTAATACAACTAACGGTCCAGGTTCAACTACATATATGCAGTTTCCAGGTACAGGTTTTAGAGCACAAACATCTTTGAAGTTTGAGATTGTAACAACAGCTACTTCGGTAACATTGCTACACGGCTAGGAGTTTAAATGGCTACTATAACTTACAAAGTAACCGTAGCAACGGGGACTAACAAATATGGAACAGGTAATAAATATTACCTGAATGGAGAGGCTAATGTTGTCTTATACTTACAAGAAGGCAATACTTACATATTTGATCAGTCTGATTCAACAAACGAAACACACCGTATTGCTCTTTCTACAACAGACAATGGAACGTGGGGCGGAGGCGTTGAGTATACTACCGGTGTAACTGTAACAGGAACTCCAGGAACTGATGGTAAAACAACTATCAATGTTGCACCTGTCAAACAAACTGGGGCTCCATATTTATTTTATTATTGTATTAATCACAGCGGCATGGGTAATAATGCTCTGACTATTTCACCAACTTCTGAAGAAACAGAATTTAATCCACAAATAGATGACATCATAGAAGAAGCATTTGAAAGAACGGGTGTGATGGGAACTAGAACTGGTTATCAATTAAAATCTGCTAGAAGATCTTTAAATATAATGTTTCAAGAGTGGGGTAATAGAGGTGTTCATTTATGGAAAGTTAAATTAGCTAAAATTCCTTTAGTGGAAGGCCAAGCAGAATATAATTTTGCATCTGATTCTACAAATTTTCCTGAAGATATTGATACAGTTTTAGAGGCTTATTATAGAAATAATTCTGATACCACTGCACCACAAGATATCGCTCTTACAAAAATAGATAGATCAACATATTCACAAACACCAAACAAATTAGCTAAAGGCACACCCTCACAATATTATGTGGAGAGAAAATTAAATCCAAGTATATTTTTATATACAACACCAAGTGCGAGTGTATCAGACACTACAACACCAACTAAATTTCAATTTTGTTTTTATTATTTAGCTAGAATACAAGACGCTGGTTCTTATAATTTTACATCAGATGTAGTTAATAGATTTTATCCATGTATGATGTCGGGTCTTGCATATTACTTAAGTCAAAAATATTCACCAGATAGAAGTCAAGAATTAGAACGTAGATATGAGAGTGAATTATTAAGAGCATTAGATGCAGATAATCAAGGCACATCTACTTTTATCTCACCACAAACATTTTATGGAGATGGAGTATAATGGGTAAGTACGCAGCAGGAAAATATGCATACGCGATATCAGACAGATCTGGTTTAAGATTTCCATATAATGAGATGGTTAGAGAATGGAATGGATCTTTAGTTCACGTGTCAGAGTTTGAACCAAAGCAACCACAATTAGAACCAAAACCAGTTGGTTCTGATCCACAAGCTTTATTTAATCCAAGACCACAACCAGCTTCTCAAATAAGTTTAATACTTTTGAATAATAATCCTTTTACGTCTGTTATTTATTCTGGAACAACTTACATAAATGTTTTTTCTTTAAATCATCAAAGGGCAGCGGGATCAATTGTAAGATTTAGAGGACCACCTGTTGTAACTTCTGCTGGACCTGGTGGTGCTAATCCAGATGATTTAAAAAATTTGCAAGCATTTGCAACTATTCCAACATTTGATAATGTAAGTGATTTAAACAAAACATCTGGTTTTACAATTGCATTAGGACAAATAGATTCTTCAGGAAATGTTACAGGAGCTACAACATCAGATCCTTTAACAGATCCAATAAATTATTTTTACATAACTAGCACTAGTAATGCTACATCAGGTGGTATATCAGGCGGTGGAGAAAATTGTTCAGCGGGACCAGTAACGTTAGATGTGATAAGTGGAGGTTCATCACCTGTGGGTCCGTCACCTAGCCCATCACCTAGTCCATCACCTAGTCCATCACCTAGTCCATCACCTTATGGGGGAGGATACTAATGGCATACACTTTAACAAATTTACAAACAGATATTAGAAACTACACAGAAGTAGATAGTAATGTTTTATCTGATTCTGTATTAGAAAGAATAATTAAAAACGCAGAATTAAAAATTCATAGATCAATCGACACTGATCAAAGTGTATTTTATGCTACATCAAATTTAATTATTGGTAACAGATATGTAACCATACCAGCTGATTTAAGATTTATTAGATATGTCCAGCTAAAAGACACAGCTGGAAATCAGTATTATTTAGAGCAAAGAGATACTAGTTTTATGGCAGAATATTACTCCACACCTGGAACTTCAGCTGTAGATATACCTAAATATTACTCTAATTGGGATGAAGAGTTTTGGATGGTTGCTCCGACACCTGATAAAACTTATGAAATTACTTTAGCTTATGACAAAGAGCCACCAACAATTACCACAGATACGAGTGGCACATATTTGTCAAATAAATATTCAGATTTACTTTTATACGCATGCTTAGTAAATGCATATGGGTACTT